ATGCGCCGGACACCAACAACGCCAAATCGCAGGCATGAAAAAGCCGGGATTGCGGCCCGGCTGATTCGATGTAACTCACGGAGCAATCATGACAAACATCGTCCAATTTGAACAGTCCAGGGGGTTCACCCGAATGGACAACCAGTTGATGGATGGCCTGATGGCTATCGATCTGCCTGGTCGCGAGCTGAAGGTTGCCCTGTACATCGCCAAGGCCACTCTCAACTTTCAGGCAGGCGCCGTGCGCATCAAGGCGTCCGATGTCTCGAAGGCTACCAATCTGCATCCTGACGTCGCATCGAAGGCCATTGCCCATCTGCTCAAGCGCCGGGTGATCTTCCGTGAGGGCGGATCGCGTGGCGATATCGGTCTCTGCGACCCTAAGGAATGGCTGTATTTCGAATGTCCGAGTCAGACCAAACGATCCGACTCGGACCATTCTGGCAAGGTCGTTTCAATCGCGAGTCAGACCAAAACCGACGACTCCCTTCTTTATTCCAAGAAAGAACCCCTAGTAACTGTTCCTTCGGAACAGATTACTGCCCCCCAGGGGGCTGAACCGACCCCGACTGAAAAACCGAAGCTGGTTTCGTTCGATGGCGAAGACTTCGAAGTCGACCCGTCACTGATCACCAAATGGGCAGCAGCCTATGCGCCGATTGACGTCGAGTCGGAGATCAAACGCGCTGCGGCCTGGGCGAGTGGGAGCAGACCGAAGAAGGACTGGCGCCGCTTCCTAGTCAACTGGCTGTCCAGGGAGCTGCGCAAGAATCCGAAGGGCGCTTCCGAGACTGGCGTACCAGTCGACAAGATCATCGCTCTGTACCACAAGGTCTGCCCGAATCTGCCGGCGGTTGCGGTGACCAGTGACCGCACGCTGCGAACGATGATCGTGGAGCGCTGGAACGAGAGCGATACCCACCAGAACAGCGGATTCTGGCGCACCATCTTCGAGCGGGCAAACCGCACCAATCAGGTTTTCTTCCGTGGCGAGAACGTCACTCCGCGCCTGGAGGCCATCTGCAGCCGCGCCATCTTCCGCGGCTTGGAGGAACGCGCATGATCGAGCTCCATAGCTTGGAAGCGGAGCACGGCGTATTGGGCGCCATGATGCTGCAGCCCCACCTGATCGACGTGCTCAGTGATGGTTTGTCCGGCGATTCGTTCGCATGGGGCGAAAACGCCGACCTGTACCGTTTGATCCGAGACCTGAACGATGCCGGGCAGCCGATCGACATCATCACCCTGTCGGAGCGCAGCGAGTTCCTGGCTGATGACATTCGGACGATGGCCTACGCCGGCGAAATCATCAAGAACACGCCGAGCGTGGCCAATGCCAAGGCGTACGCGAAGATTGTGCGTGACCGCGCCGTGGCCCGCCAGATATCCGCGGTTGCCGCGCAGGTGGATGAGATCGCCCACGACTCAGGCCCGGTTGAAGACAAGATCGCCCAGGCGCAAGCCGCCGTGCTCGGTCTGGACATGGCCGGCAGCGACGTAGAGTGCCAGCTTGTTGGCGACCTGTGGGCCGAACACATCGAGGTTATGCAGCAGCGCGTTGATCGTCTCGGCAAGGGCATCACGATCGATGGGCTGACTAGCGGCCTGCCAGAGTTGGACAAGCTCACGCAGGGCATGAAGCCTGGGCAGATGATCGTTGTCGCTGGTCGGCCGGCAATGGGGAAGACCACCCTGGCAATGAACATCGCCGCAGAGATTGGGATTAATCAGGGAAAGCCCGTGGCGGTGATCAGTCTGGAGATGAGCAAGGTTCAGCTCATGGATCGCCTCATCGCTGCCGTTGGAGGCATCCCTTTGCCATCCATCAAAACTGGCGAGTGTGCCAGTGACTATCAAGCCGAACTGGCGGCTGCCGGGTTAAAGCTCCAGCGCTCGAAGGTGGTCGTATCTGACGTGCCGGTGATGAGCATGCCCCGCATTCGCTCGATCGTTCGCCGGCAGAAGCATCGTCTTGGCGGAATGGCGCTGGTGGTCATCGATTACCTGGGCCTGGTCGAGGGCGAGGGGGCAAGCCGAATCGATGATGTCACGGCCATGTCCCGCCAGATCAAGCTGCTTGCGCGCGAGATTGGCTGCCCGGTTCTCATCCTGTCCCAGCTCAATCGCAGCTGTGAATCCCGCCCAGACAAGCGCCCAGTACTCAGTGACCTACGCGAGTCCGGCGCCATTGAGCAGGACGCCGACATCGTGATGTTCGTGTACCGGGACGAGGTTTATTACCCGAACAGCGAGCACAAGGGCATCGGCGAGATCCTCATCCGCAAGAACCGCGACGGCGAGATCGGCAGCGTATTCACCGCCTTCCAGGGCGACAAGTCGCGCTTCGTTCCGCTGTCCACGCGCTGCCAGGTTCAGCATCAAGAGGAGGGCTGGTGATGACCGATTACAGCCAGATCAAGACCGCCTTGCAGGAAGAGCTCAACACCCGCGGCACCAATATGCAGTGGCACCTGGCCGTGAAGGAGCTGCGCAAGCAGGTGCCCGACTGGTGCGTGACCATGCTGCAGGTCATCGAGGAGAACGAACGGCTCAAGCGGGGTGCGCAATGAAACGCAACTGGACAGTCCACGCCCGAGGCCGTCGTTTCAGCATGGGTGGTGAGGCAATGACACGGGAAGAGGCTTTGGCGGTGGTTCGGTGCATATTCGGCGAGGGGGAGGTTGAGTGATGGCTGAAGTGAACAAGTACCTGGCGGCCATCATCCGGCACGAGCGGGCGAAGCATGCCGTTGATGCGCTCACGCGTGAGATTGGCGCGAGCATCGAAGCCTGCCCCATCACCATCAAGTCAAACGATCCCACCCTCAGCAATGCCGAGCGGGCGCAGCTGTGGGATGAGGTCAAGGGCAAGAACAAGACCCACCTGTGGCAGGCGTTTCAGATTCGTGAGACGTCATCCTGCGGCTGGCGATCGGTCAGCCTGAACGAAGACAGCATTCTCGACGCCCTTTCCGAGGGTGGCGATTTCGAGTGTGAGCACTGCTATCACGCTTACACAAAGATCATTGAGCGGCGCCAGGCGAAGTCGGAGTTGGGCAGCGCTCGCCGCGCCATCCGCTCGCTCGGGCGCGCTGCGCTGAAGGAGGCTGATCATGTCTGAGTTGAACAAGGCCGAGCTGCGCCGGATTGCTGAGGCTTGCGAAAAGCATGGGCGCAACTGGTACGCGCCAAGGCAAATATCGGCCTTTCCTGAGTTTCAAGAGGATCAGGACTTTGTCCTTGCAGTAAGCCCTTCCGTGCTGCTTGCCCTGCTGGATGAAAGTGATCAGCGGGGCGAGGAGATTGATCGCCTTCGCGGCCGCTTCGCTTATTGGAAGCAGCGGGCCAAGAGCGCCGAGGGTCATCTGTTGGCGAGTGATCGTCAGAAGGCTTGCGAAGCTCTGAACGAGCTCAAGGAGAAATCTGGCGGCGGGGTTACTGTCCTCGGGGTGGTAGGCCTGGTTCTTAGCGTGATTGGCGATCGCCGCCGCAACCGCCTCCCGCACGACAGTCGGCCTGGGCATGTCTGGTGCGCGTGCGGTGATGGATACCCAGCGGACAGCTACGGCGCCGGCTTCATGGATGCAAACAACGGGATATGCGAAAACTGCCAGGCGGTTGCATGCGCCTCGCGCGACACAGAGGAAGCGGCCGAGGAGGGTGGCCCCAATGGCTGACCGTATCGCAGTGAACAGCGCCCCGCGCCTGCACGAGGCCATCTCCCGCTTGACCGCCATGTTCCGGGACAAGAAATACGTGGTGGTGAGTCTGCGACCGGGCAAGGACCGCACCCTCGACCAGAACGCCCTCTGGTTTGCCATGTACCAGCGCATCGCCGAGATGACCAACATGGGCGACGTTGAAGACGCCCGCCGCTACTGCAAGCTGCACGTGGGCGTCCCGATCATGCGCAAGGCAGATGCCGCATTCCGCGACGGCTGGAACAGGGTTTTCCTGAATCTGGATTACGAGACCAAGCTCGAGCTGATGGGGCCGTGCGCGATGTTCGGGCCTGATGGCTTTCCAGTGACGCGCCTATTCAATCGCGCCCAGGGAATCGCCTACACGGATCAGATCGTCGCCGAGTTCGCCGGCCGGGTGGTTTTCGATGATCTGTTGGGGGCGGCGGCATGAGCCTGATCAAGCGCTTCGAGCGCAACGCCGCCGGCCGCGACTTCGCCGTGGGCGACATCCATGGTCACTTCACCCGCCTGCAGGCCGCACTGGATGCTGCCGGCTTCGATCCTGCTGTTGATCGCCTGTTCTCTGTTGGTGATCTGGCCGACCGTGGGCCGGAGTCCGATCAGGTTATTGAGTGGCTGGCTAAGCCATGGTTTTTCGCCGTCCAGGGCAATCACGAGGACATGCTGGCTAGCGCCGATGAAAGCCTGCACTTCGCCAATGGCGGCGCCTGGTACTACGGCTTGCCGAAAGATCAGCGCCTTGACCTGCTGTTCCACCTGAGCAAGCTCCCATACCTGATCGAGGTAGATACCCAGGCTGGGAAGATCGGGCTGGTGCACGCCGATATTCCTCGCCCGGATTGGAATGACCTGTGCCAGGCGGTAAAGGCGGGCGGCATGGAGGCTGTGCACCTGACTGCCATGTGCCAATGGTCGCGCAGCCGCATCAAGAGCGAAGACCGATCTGGCGTCACCGGAGTGCGAGCAGTTGTAGTGGGTCATACGCCTGTTCGCCGAACGGTAGCACTCGGCAACGTCTACCACATCGACACGGGTGGGTGGCTGCCGGATGGAAGCGGCTACTTCACGCTGATCAACCTGGCTACCTTGGAAACCATCCCGCCGATGCCGGCCAAGCTCGACTGGGAGGCGGCATGAAGCGCACCCCGCTGCAGCGCACGACACCGATCAGCACCAAGCCCCGCGCCAAGACCTGCCAGAACGCCGAGTGCGGCGCCACGTTCACGCCCCTGCGCGCCGGCCAGAAGGTCTGCGGCCCGAAATGCGCCCTGGCAATGGCGCCGGTGAATCAGGAGAAGGCCCGCAAGGCGATTGACCAGCGCGAGCGCCGGGAAATCCAGGTGCGCAAGCAAAGTCTGAAGAGCAGGGCGGATCATGCCCGTGAAGCCCAGACAGTGATCAATCGCTACGTTCGCCTGCGTGACGCTCACCTCGGATGCGCGAGTTGCGACAGGCCAGCTTCATGGGCTGGGCAATGGCACTGCTCGCACTTCCGCAGCGTGGGGGCAGCACAGCACCTCAGATTCAACCTCTGGAACATGCACAAGGCCTGTTCCATCTGTAACAACCATCTCAGCGGAAACATCGCCGGGTACAGGCCCAGGCTCATCGAGAAGATCGGCCAGGAAAAGGTTGATTGGCTCGAGGGCAACCACTCGATCGCGCGTCACGACATCCCGTACCTGATGCGTATCAAGGCGATTTTCACCAAGAAAGCGAAGCGTATTGAGAAAAGACTTGAAGAGGGCCACTCATGGATAGCCGTGTGATTCTGATCAGGAAGTCGATATCGGAGAAGTCCGGCGTAAGGCGCTCCATCGGGGTGTTTCGCTGCCCTGAATGTGAAGTTGAGTTTGAGTCGCGCATGGAGAGAGC